CGGATCTCGGCATCCTGCGCACGATTCCGGTCGCCCTGGACGCGGGCACCTACACGCTGAGCGGCCCGGCGCTGACGATCACCGAGGAGGTCCTGGTCGCGCTCGACGCCGGGTCCTATGCGCTGAGCGGCCCGGACATCGCGGTCCTGGCCGACCGCGTCATGGCGCTCGACGCCGGGTCGTACACGCTGACCGGGGCGGATCTCGCGGTCCTGGCCGACCGACTCATGGCGCTCGACGCCGGGTCCTACGCGCTGACCGGGCCGGACGTGCAGATCCTGGTCGCTGGTCAGGTCAATCTGGAGACCGGCAGCTACGCGCTGACCGGGCCAGACATCGCGGTCCTGATTGACCGCCAGGTCGATCTCGCAGCCGGCAGCTACACGCAGACCGGGCCGAACATCGCGGTCCTGGCCGACCGCGTCATGGCGCTCGACGCCGGGTCCTACGCGCTGACCGGGGCGGATCTAGGCATCCTGCGCACGATCCCTGTGGTGCTGGCGGCCGGCACGTACACGCTGAACGGGTACGACATCACGATCACGCGCAGCGTGTCGGTTGCCCTGGATGCGGGCGCCTACACGCTGAGCGGCCCGGAGATCGACATCGCGCTCGACCTGATCTTCTTCGCCGATCCGGCCCGCACCCTGATCGCGCGGCGCCCTGGCGCCGCCGCTGTTGCCATGACCCGGACCTTCATCGCGAGGCACTGATGCCCCATGTGCTGCAAACCCCCGGCGAGGCGCTGACCTGGTCGATCGACTGGACCGAATGGCTGGCGAGCGCCGACACCATCGCCTCGGCGACCTGGTCGATCACGCCTTCGGCCGGAGTGACCGTCACCGATCTCGGCGAGACCAATCCCCTGTCCAGCGCCCGGGTATCGGGACTGACCCGTGGCCAGCAATACCTGCTGACCTGCGACATGCTCAGCACGCTCGGGGAGACAGGGCAGCAATCGATCAGCATCCGGTGCGACCACAGATGACCAGACACAGGAGATAACCCATGGCCGACCTCGCAATTACCGCCTCCGCCGTTCTGGCAGGGGCGAACGCCACCAAGGCTTCCGGCACCGCCGGCGCCACCGTGACCGCCGGGCAGGTGGTCTACAAGGTCGCCGCGACCGGTCGCTATGCGCTCGCCGACGCCGACCATGCCACCGCCGCCGTGCGCCAGCCCGCGGGCATCGCGCTCAACGGCGCGTCGGACGGTCAGCCGATCGATATCATCACGGCGGGCGACCTGACGGTGAACGCGGTCCTGACGGCGGGGACGGTCTACTACCTTTCGCCCAGCGCCGGCGGCATCGCGCCGCTGGCCGACGTTCTGTCCGGCGATGACGTGGTGGTGATCGGCATCGCCAGATCGACCACGGTTCTCAAGGTCGCGATCCAGATCCCGGGCGTCACGCTGTAACATGCTCCGGGCCGGACGCCTCAACAAGCGCGTCGCGTTCGCGCGGCGCGACTCCACCGCCGACGCCTATGGCAACGTCTCGGCTGGCGGCTGGACGGCGCTGTTCACCGTCGCCGGTGGGCTCCGGGAGAGCACGGGCCGCGAGCGTATCCAGGCCGGCGCATTGCAGGCGCCCATGGCGGCGATGCTTACCGTCCGGTCTTCCAGCCTGACGCGCCTGCTCACCGAGGCCGACAGCGCCGTGATCGACGGGGTGCGGTGGAACATCCGGAGCATCGCCAATCCGGATCAACGCAATCAGCGGCTCGAGCTGACGGTTGAGCGGGAGGTCGCGAACTGATGGCAAAAAACGTGGTCAGTTTCAAGGGACGGCGCGTTGTGCGGATCGAGGGCCTTGAGGAAGTGCGCAAGGTGTTCCGGGACCTGTCGCCCATGGCCATCGGGCGCATCACCAATGCGCTCAACACCGGCGCGGCGGAAATCCAGGCGCTCGCCAGGACGCTGGTTCCGCAGTCGACCGGCGAACTGCGCGACGCCATCGAGATCCGGGACAACCTGGAGGGGTTCAACGCGACGGGCATCGTCGGCGCGCTGAGTGTCGGGACCGGCAGCGATGCGGCCCGGGGTGTGCAGCGCTTCATCGGTGTCTATCCGGCCAAGCGCGGCTCGCCCGGCTGGTATGGCGCCTTCGTCGAGTTCGGCACGTCGCCCCGGGTGAAGGGCCAGAAATTCACGCAAGCCTCCGGGCGCCGAACGAAGGTGGCGAGGGACACGCATCCCGGCACCGCCGCCAGGCCGTTCCTGTTCCCGGCCTACAACTTCCTGCGCCGCCGCGTGCGCGCCCGCATCGCGCGGGAACTCAACGCCGGGATCAGGGCGCTTGCGAAGCTGCGCCGGGCCGCATGACATGGACAGCACGCTCGAGCTGCAAAAGACCCTCGTCGCCCTCCTGAAGGCCGACGCGACGCTCGCGGCCATCGTCGGCGCCCGCGTCTACGACACGCCGCCACAGGACCCGGCCTATCCCTACGTGTCGTTCGGGCCATCCAAGGGGCTCTCGTGGGATACCGATACCGGACTCGGCTGGGACGCCTCGCTTCAGATCGACACCTGGTCGCGTAAGCCAGGACGGGTCGAGGCGGCGCAAATCATGACGGCGATCAACGCGGCCGTACACCGCTCCGACCTGTCGCTGGATACGCAGGTCTCCTGCCTCGCGCTGCACGACTTCAGCACGATCCTGCCGGAAGACGACGGCGTGACAACGCACGGCGTGCAGCGCTTCCGGTTCCTGACCCACAGCTAATCACCCTGACCTTGAAGGAGACCTGAAATGTCCGCTGGTTTCACCTTTCTGCTGAAGCGCGGCGACGGTGCCACGCCGACCGAAGTCTTTACCACTGTCGGCGCGCTGCGCGGCAAGACGCTGACCATGAACGGCAACCCCATCGACGTGACCACGGACGATGACGTCGACGGCAACAACATCCTGTGGACGGTGAGCGAGGTCGGCGTGCATTCGTTCGAGATCTCCGCAAGCGGCATCTCGAAGACCTCGAACAAGGCGTCGGTGCAGGCGGTGATGGACGACTTCCTGACCGGCGTCGCGACCAACTACCAGACCGTCATTCCGATCTTCGGCACGTTCCAGGGCGCGCTGGTGGTCACGGCGTTCAACATCACGGCGCAGCATGACGGGGCCATCGAATTCGACCTCACGATCCAGAGCAACGGCGCGCCGGCCTTCACGCCGGAGCCTTGATGACCTGCGAAGTCACCCTTGACATCTGCGGGCGGCGAATCGCGCTCGCCGTGCCATTGGGGGCCTGGGAAGAACTGGCCCGGGCCGGCCATGACAAGCCGCTGACGCTGGAACGGGCGCTGCGCGAGGGTACCTGGACTCTCGCGCAGGCCGTCGATGCGTTCGGGATCGCGCTGAAGCACGGCAAGTCCGGCTTGGCCGCGTCGGAAGCCATCGCCGCGCACGGGCTGCTGGCCTGCGCGCAATTCGCCCATGCCGCGGTGATCGCCGGGCTTGTTCCGGACGAGGACGGCGCAAAAAAAAACGACGCGGAGCCGGAGCCGGAAGCGACGAAGAGCCCTTCCGGATAGGCAACTACCTTGAGATCGGCGGCATGATGGGCTGGCACCCGGACCAGACGCGCAGGTCCGGCATGGCCGACTTCCGGGCGTGCTATCGCGGCTGGATGAAGGGTCAGGGCGTTGATCCCGACGAAACCGTGCGCCCGACGCTGGACGATCTCGACGACTTGCTGGCGCGCTATCCTGACTGACAAGGGAGAGTATCATGGTTGAGGAAGTCGGCGCCCTCAGTGTCAGGCTCAGTGCGTCCATCGCGGACTTCCAGCGCGGCATGAAGAGTGCCGAGCGTTCCCTGGCCATCGCCGCCAGGAAGATGGAAGATCGGGGGAGCAGGCTGGACGAGAGGCTGCAAGGCGTCGGGAAGCGATTCGGCGTTGGTCTGGCCGCGCGAATTGTCAGCATTACCGCCGTATTGGCGCTGGCCCGCAAGGGGTTCAACGATCTGGTCAGTGCGTCGGACCGGACAAAGCTGCTGACCGGGCGCTTCGAGGCCCTGACCGGATCCGCCGAGCGGGCCGGTCAGATGATGCAGGCGGTTTTCGACATTTCCACGCGGGCCATTGCGCCGGTCGATGCGGTCGGGCAGGCGCTCGCGAAGTTCACCGCCGTCAACGAGTCCATCGGCGCGACGGACGAGCAGTTGCAGCAGTTCACCGAAAACCTGATCAAGCTCGGGCAGATCGGCGGCGCGACCACCAATGAAATGAGTTCCGGTCTGTTGCAGATCGCGCAGGGCTTCGGTGCTGGCCGCCTGGCGGGCGACGAGTTCAAGGCGGTCAACGAGGCGATGCCGCTGGTGATCAGGACAATCGCGAAGGAACTGAAAAGGCTTCCCGGCGAAATGCGGCAACTCGCGGCGGATGGCGAGATCACGGCGGAGGTGATGCTCCGGGCGCTGCTGAACGCCACCGACGAAATCCGCGCCGCCTTCGACAAGCTCCCGCTGACGTTCGGCCGCGCGACGCAGAAAATGGAAACCGCGTGGGAGCGGTTCCTGGCGTCGATCGGCAATACCGACGAGATCGTGAAGGCCGTCGAAGCGGGGAGCAATGCCCTCGACTTCCTCACCGACCGGATCACTTTCACCGATCAGGTTCAACTCGACGGGATCGTCGCGGAAGTCGCCCGGGTCGAACAGCAGGCCATGGACCTCGAGGCCGCGATCGATGCGGCGCGGCTCGAAGCCGTCGAGCTGATCGAAGCCGAAGTCAAGTTCGGTCGCTCCGGGCTCGGGTTCGCGGATCGCGCAATCGGGCAGGTCGAACAACTTCAGACGGAACTTCAGGAGGTCAAGGAGCGGCTTGACTTCCTGCATGGCCGCGAGGTCGAGGTCAGGATCAAACTGCTGCAGCTCCCGGCGGACTTCACGGACCCGACAGAAGGTCCTGCCGGCTTTGCGCAGGAACTGGCCCGCCGGGTTCCCAAGCCCAGGCCCCGCCTCGGAACCGCCGGAAACCCGATCAACCTCCAGAACAATGAACCGGCATTCGAGGATGGTTCGGCGGCAAGGCGCGGGGCCGCCCGCACCCAGGAGCGGGATGAGGCCGCCCGCTTCATCGACGATCTGCGCGAGCGCATCGAGCTGGTGCGCGAGGATCAGCAGCTTGCCGGGTTGAGCCGGACCAAGCAGGCACAGCTCACCGCCGAATTCGAGCGCCAGCGCATCGTCAAGCAGTTCCTCGGCGAAATCCAGGCCAAGGGCATCGCCGCGACGCCGGAGGAGATCGCCCAGGTCGAGGCCCTGGCGCAGAAATACCGCGACGAAGCCGTGGCGCTGGCGGTGCTCAATGACGTTCTTGAAACCGAGGCCGAGCGCCAGCAGGAAGCCGAGCGCGCGGCTGAAGCGCACCGGCAGGCGATCGAGCGCATCGGCGACGCCATCTCCGGCGCGATCCAGCAGGCCGACAGCTTCACCGACGCGCTGAGGAACGTCGCGGTCGCGCTCGCCAACATCCTTGGTCAGGATCTGGCCACGCGCGGGAAGGGCAGCCTGTTGGGCCAGCTGTTCGGCGCGGCGGCGTCCCTCGGCGGCTCGGCGCTTGTCCCCGGCGGCGGACTGCCGCCGGCCATCGTCCCGGGGTCGCCGTCCGCCAAGGGCAACGTCTTCGAGCGCGGAAACCTGGTGCCCTTCGCGCGGGGCGGCGTGGTGTCGAGGCCGACCGTGTTCCCGATGGCGCGCGGCGCCGGCCTGATGGGCGAGGCCGGGCCGGAGGCGATCCTGCCACTGTCGCGCGGACGCGACGGCAGGCTCGGCGTCGCCGGCGGCGGCGTCACGGTGCAGATCATCAACAATACCTCGGCGCAGGTCCGCGAGGAGCGCGCCAGGGGGCCGAGCGGCGAGGACGTGCGCCGGTTTATCGTCGAGGAAATGCAGAAGGCGACCGCGAGCGGCCAGATCGACAGGCAGATGGGCAGCCGCTTCGGTCTCGCCCCGCAGAGGCTGGTGAGATAGGACATGACGATTCCGACCTGGCCCCCCGGGCTGCCACAAAAACCGCTGATCAGCGGCTGGTCATGGCGGCCGCGCGACAACAGGGTGTCGTTTCAACCCGACGCCGGTCCAGCCATCGAGCGGCGCCGGGGCAGCGCCGTCGTGCACGAATACGAGGCCAGGTTTCCGCCGCTGACAAAGGCGCAGGTGGCGGAGTTCGAGACGTTCCATGACGATACGCTGGTCTCGGGCACCCTGCGCTATTCGTGGGACGATCCGGTCAGCGGGGAGACCCGTGAATGGCGGCTGCGCGAGTACAGCATCGCCTGGTCGCGCGAAAGCGGTAAATTCGATCTGACCTGCCGCGTCAACCGGATGCCGGCCGCCTGATGGTGATCGAGCGCACGATCCCGGCGGGCGCCAGGCGCGAGGCCGACCGGGAGGAATCCGCCGACAACCTGGTCGTGTTCCTGACCGTCACCCACAAGACGCTGACCGATCCGATTCGGGTGGTGTCGGACCCCGTGGATCACACGCTCGGCGGCGCGGTGTTCACGGGCTTCCAGTTCGACATCTCGATCCTGACCGACACGGAGGACGCGCCCTTCGCGCAGCTCAGGATCCAGAACGCCGACCGCCGGATCGGCGAGGCGCTGCGCTCGCTCGACACGCCGCCGAAGATCAGGCTGGAAGTGATTTCCGGCTCGGAATTCGATCAGACGGTCGACCCGCGCGCGGAGATCGGGACGGCGGCGCGAACCTACGTGGCGGACGAGCTGCTGCTGACCGCGGTCGACGCCGACGCGCTGTTCGTCACCGGGCGGTTGCAGGCGCGGGATTACGCGCGCGAGCTCTGGCCGGGCCGGATGGCGACGCAGGAATTCTTCCCGGGGCTGTTCCGGTGATCTGGTGGGCGAAGTATGTCGGAATCCCGTTCGTCGATGGCGGCCGGGACATATCCGGTGTGGATTGCTGGGGCCTCGTCCGGCTGATCTATGCGGAGAGGCTCGGCGTGAGCCTCCCCAGCTATGGCGAAATATCGGCGGCGGAGCTGATCAGGATCGCCCGCGCCATCGACGCCGGGCAGGAGCAGTGGGCGCCGGTGGAAGCGCCGCGCGCGTTCGACGTGGTGCTGCTGCGGCTCTACGACCGGGCGTGGACCGGGCATGTCGGCGTGGCGATCGACGGGACGCGGATGCTGCACACCGAGCGCGACATCGCGTCGGCGGTGGTGCCGATGGATCACTACACGATCAAGCACCGCATCGCGGGATTCAGACGATCGAGGGAGGCGGCATGCGAGAGTACGTGACGGCGCTCTATCGCGATCCGTTCGCGCTCGGCTCGCCGCGGTCGGCCCGGTTTCCGGCCGGACTGCGGCTCGATGAGATGGCAGAACGCATGCCGGGGCTGCCCCGGGGCTTCGCCCTGGACGGAGAAATCCGGATCGACGGCGCGATCATTCCGCGCGCGGCCTGGCGGCTGACGAAGCCAAAGGCGCGGCGCGCGGGGCGCCCCGTTGCCGTCACCTTCCACGCGCGGATACGCGGCGGCGGCGGCGGCGGCAAGTCCGGGCTGGCGATCGTCGGCGCGCTGGTGATCGCGATCGCCGCCACCGCGATATCGGGCGGGGTTCTCGGGCCGGCGGGCGCGCTGTCGATCTCAGCCAGCCTCGGCGCCGGCTCGGTCGGCGCCGTCGCCCTGAGCGCGGCTGTGTCCATCGTCGGCGGCCTGCTGCTGCGCGCGCTGGCGCCGCCGCCGGTGAGGCCGAAACTCGGGCAGCAGGGCGAGTTCAATCGCGACGCGCGCGGCAGCGCCAGCGCCCAGGGCAACATCCTGGAGCCGAACGGGCCGATCCCGCGCGTGGTCGGCTCGCGCAAGATATTCCCGCCGCTGGCGGCGGAACCCTATGTCTATTTCGAGGGACAGGACGAATGGGTCGAGGTGATCTACACGCTCGCCGGGCCGCACGATCTGAGTGACATCCGCATCGACGGCAACCCGATAGACGAGGCCGAGGATCTGGAATTCGAACTCCGCGAGGGCTGGCCGGGCGATCCGGCACTGAACATCGTCCGCCAGCAGACCCGCACCACGCCGATCCAGCTGGAAATGTCGCAGCACGACGTGAAGACGGACGATCAGGACGCGCTGGTCGACAACAGCCCGGCGAGCCTTCCCGGCTTCCATGGGGTGTCGTCGAACGCGGCGCCGGATCAGGTATTGATCCATCTGGTGTTCGGGCAGGGGTTGGGCAAGCTCGACGCGGTGGCGACGAAGCCGATGCGGGTGCCGTTCCGGCTCAGACTCCGCCGCCTCGGCGATGTCTCGTGGATCAATCTGCCCGAGCTGCATTACGAGGGCGCCACCCTGCGGCCGGAGCGGGCGACGATCCGGCTGATATTCCAGGACGGAGAAAACACCGTCATCCCGAACGTGCCGTCGTCCGGCGCCTTCGTCGAGGCCCGAAAACTGGCGCCCGGACAAACCACGATCATGCCGTCCACCGATGACTGGGCGGCGGATGGCTACTTTTCCGCCGGGGCCGGAGGCGACTGGCTCGACCAGAACACCACGGGCACCACCAATGTCCGCAACGTCACCCTGACGGCGGAAGGCGCGAACGTGTTCCTCGACACAGGCGTGTTCACCCCCGGAATCTACCAGATCGAGATCATGCGTGGCGCGGCGTTTTTGACCTCGAACTACACGGTTGCGACGTATTTCTATGATGATGGCACGACCGACGCGGTTCATGACTTCTTCTTCTGGCGCGCCGATGGCTCTAACTCCCTGATACCGGAGAGCCGCGAGAACGTGGTGGATTCCTGCACCCTGCTGCGCACGATTTCGCTCTGGGCCGCGGCTCCGGTCGTCACCGGAGAATTCGCCTATATCGCCGTCCGGGCGCGCAATCGCCGCATCGAGCGGCTCTCGACCGTGGCGTCCGGCTATGTCCGCGACTGGGATGGCTCCGGCTGGAACACCTGGGCGATCACCTCCAACCCGGCGCCGCATTTCCGCGACGTGCTGATGGGGGCGCTCAATCTCGACCCGTTGCCCCCGGCGCTGATCGACGATGCCAGCCTGGTGGACTGGCGCGCCGCCAGCATCACGCTGGACTACAGCTGCGATTACATCGCCGAGGGAGACCGGATCGCCGACGTCCTCACCATCATCGGGGGCTGCGGTTTCGCCCGGCCCTACCAGTCGGAAATCTGGGGTGTCATCCGCGATCTGGATCGATCGGCGGACGGGCCGGTGCAGGTGTTTAGCCCACGCAACAGCCGGGACTTCAAGTGGTCGAAGGCGTTCAGCCGGCTGCCGGACGGGTTCCGCATCAACTTCCAGGACGCGGAGATCGATTTCACCCCGGCGCAGCTGATCGTGTTTCGCCCCGGCGTCGCCGGGCCGCGCCTGGAACAGGTGAGCTACGAGGGGCTGACGGCGATCGACAAGCTCCAGCGGCGGGCCGCGTTCGACCTGGCGCAGGCCGAATTGCGGTCGACGATCTACAGCCTGACCGTGCCGTATGAATCCATCGTCGCCCGCCGCGGGTCGCTGGTCGGCGTGCTGCATGACGTGCTGGAAACGCAGGCCGGGTTCGGACGGGTCTTCTCGGTCGAAAAGAGCGGCGGCAACGTGACCGGCATTACGCTGGATTCCGAGGTCCCGACCTGGGACGAGCCGGACATGGACGGCGTGACCGACATGGACGCGGTGGCCGACATGGACACGGTCGGCCGCGCGTCCGGCGTGGCGATCCGGCGCACCAACGGCGAGACCAGCGTGCATCTGCTGTCGAACGCGACCGGAGAGACCAACGTGCTGACCTTCGCCACGCCGGTCGCCGACGACACGACGGCGGGCGGGCCGTTCGACCCGGCGACGATATCGCAGATCGATGTCGGCTGCCTCGCCGTCACCGGCCTGTTCGGCCAGGAATTCCGCCGCATGGTGGTGACGCTGATGGAGCCGTCCGACGACTTCACGGCCAAGATGACGCTGGTTGACGAAGCGCCTGAACTCTGGAGCGCCGCCTGATGGCCACGAGAACGACCTTCACCGGCGGGAGCGGCCCGGCCGGCACCGCCTACATGACCAACGTCGCCAATCACATCGGCGTGTTCTACAACGCCTCGGCGCTGAGGCTGACCGGCATCGGCGGGACGGCGGACGCGGTGACCGCCGTCGTCGACCCGGCGCTCGACGCCGGCCTGGTCGCGGGCATGGCGTTCTGGTTCACGGCGGCGGCGACGAACCAGAACGCGATGACGATGGTCGTCGGGTCGGAGGCGGCGGTCGCCATTACGGATGCGGCGGGGGCGGCGCTGGCCGCCGGCGCGATAGTCTCCGGCACCACCTACAAGCTCATGTTCGACGGCGTCCGGCTGCTCAGGATCAGCCGGACGCCGGATGTGGCGAATTCAGGGGCATTCATCCAGGTCGATGTCATCAACACGTCCGGATCGCTGAGCAAGCCGGCGGGGTTCCCGGCTGACGGCCTGGTGATTGTCGAGATGTGGGGCGGCGGCGGCGGCGGAAGCAACAGCTCGGAAGGCGGCGGCGGCGGCGGTTTCAATCGTGGGCTGTTTTCAGGGTCCGACCTGGGAGCGTCCGAAACCGCCACGATCGGAGCGGGCGGGGCGAGCGGAGCGCCCGGAGGCGACGGAGGAACCACGTCTCTCGGCTCCCTCATGTCCGCTTTCGGCGGCGGCGGCGGCGCGACCAACGGCGGAAATGGCGGTGGTCAGCAGACCACCGGCCCGTTTGTTGGATTTGCGCTCGGCGATCCGGGAAACGTGGGCCGCGGCGGTCAAAGCGGCATTAGTGGTGGGTCTGGCGGCGACGGCATTTTCGGCGGCGGCGGCGGCGCGGGCGACGACACCAGCAATAACGCCCGCAGCGGCGGCGATAGTCTGCATGGCGGCGGCGGCGGCGGGACCAACGGCGGCGCTGGCGGTGTGTCGGTGTTCGGCGGCGACGGCGGCGCATCCGGTGTGGCCGGGTCCATTCCCGGCGGCGGCGGCGGTCAGAGCGCGGCTGGCGCGCGCGGCGAGATACGGGTGAGGTGGATCGGATGAGGCGCGCTGTCATCGAAGGCGGGATCGTCGCCAACATCATCGAGGCGGATGCCGATTTCGCGCCCGGCGGGATGATGCTTGTGGACGCCGAGGACGCGGGCGCGCGGATCGGCGGCACCTGGGATGGCGCCGCCTTCGGCCCGCCGCCGCCAGTTGCGATCGAGCGCGAACGGGACGCGATGACCGTCACTCTGGCGCAATTGCGGATCGCGCTGGCCGAGGCCGGGCTGCTGGCCGCTGTCGAGGCGCGTGTTCTGGCCACGCCGCGCGCGGCGACGATCTGGGAATACGGCGGCGCCATCCGGCGGAATTCGCCGCTGATTGCGGCCGCGACCGGCGCCGGGGTGACCGACGAGGCGATCGACACCGTGTTCCGCGCCGCGATGCGCGTTGAAGTGTGATGGCTGAGGAAACCGGCCGCTGGCCGATCACGCTGCGGGTCAATCTCCCGACGATCGGGGTGATCGTCGCCCAGACCGTGGGCATAGCCCTCGGCCTGTCCTGGTACGCCAGCGCCTATAATTCGCGGCTCTCGGCCACCGAGGATGCGATCCAGATGATGGGCGCGCGGGTATCGACGGTGGAGAGCGCCGAGTTCAGCAGCCGGATCAAGATGGCCGAGATCGGGACCGAGCTGAAGTTCACCAACCAGACCCTCACCGAGATCAAGCGCCTGCTGGAGCAGATGCAGGCGGCCCGCTGGCGCGCGAGCCCGGACTATGACCCGCGATAGGCGACCACCGGCTGCGGTTAACTGATCACCCTCCACACCGAGCTCGGGCCTTTCGGCCCGTTCGGAGAAATACCCGCGCCAGACCAGAAGGGAGACCGACATGCTGGAAGACAAGGTTGACTGGGTCGATGTGGAACGCCACGCCCTCGGGGCCGTGGCCGGGATGATGGTGCTGGCCGCGCTCGGGGTCGATACCTTCGGAGCCGCCGCGATCGTCACCGCCGCCGGAATAGCCCGCGAGGCGCTGCAGCAGTGGCTGAGAAGCCGCAGGGTGAACCCGCTGGCCTGGAGCATCCAGAAATGGCTGGAGGCTGCCGTCTGGCCCGCGGTGGCGTTCCCCATGGCTTGGTATGGCGTGGGGGTGTGCTCATGACTCCGCGCGGCATCCGCAACAACAACCCCACCAACATCCGGCGCGGCGATCCCTGGCAGGGCCTCGCCAAGCCGGGCGAGATGTCGCCCGAGCAGCAGGCGGAGACCGAGTTCGCCGTCTTCGTCGCGCCGGAGTGGGGTATCCGAGCAGCGGCCCGCCTGCTGCAGACCTACCGGACCAAGCACCAGCTCGACACCGTGGCGGGGATCATCAGGAAGTGGGCTCCACCGGTCGAGAACAAGACCACGCCCTACACCGACGCGGTCGCGGACTCGATGGGCGTCTCGCCGGGCGAGGTCATAGACACGTCCGATCCGGAGATACTGCGCCCGCTGATCAAGGCGATCATTCAGCACGAGAACGGCCGGCAGCCGTACGGGGACGCGACGATCATGGCTGGCATCGCGCTGGCCGGGCTGGCCGGCGGGGACTCCGGGCCGGTGTCCAAGGATCGGGGAAGCATCGCGGAATCAAAGACGGCGCAGGGATCGGTGATCCAGGTGCTGGGCGGGGTTGGCACCGGCTGGCTGGCGATGTTCCGGCTGGAGGGCCCGGCGCTCTACTTCGCGCTCGGCCTCTCGACGGTCGTGGTGATCGCGGCCCTGGTGATCTTCCGCGAGCGGCTGCTGAAATGGGCGGACGGGGTCAGATGATCGGCGGCCTTTTCGGTGTCGCCCTCACTTGGTGGAGCGCCGTCCGGTCCTCGAAGTGGGCGATGTATGCGACGGTCGTGGCCGTCGCCGTCCTGGCGGTCTGGTACTACCTGGCCGCCAGGGACAAGCGGGTGGCGGCCGAGGTGATCGCCAGGGGCGTGAAGGCGGCCACCAAGCGAATGGAGCGAAACCGTGAAATTCACCGCGATATCCAGACTTGGCCTCTTGACAAGCGCGCTCAGCGCCTGCGCGACCTCAGCGCCCGTCGGTGACGGCTGCGCGTGGGTCGACCCGCCGCCGCCGCTGACCCTCTGCGAGCCGGGCGAGGCGGTGATGGTCGACGAGAACCTGATCGCCAGCTGCGACGCCTTCACCCGGACGACCGGCGACTGGATTCTTGGCATCTCGGAGCAGGGGCGCGAGGTCTGCGGCTGGACCCGATGACGGAGCGTTCCCGGGTGGGGTGTTAATTTTTTCGACCAGGGCGAGCGCCGGCCGGGCCCTTGGCGTGGGCGCCGCCAGGCGCGGTCAGGCGCGCGGGCATACCCCGGCCTGCGCCAGGGCATCATCGGTGGGCAGGTCCGCGTGTGACCAAAATCGATCGCACACCTCCTGGACCGCGATCAGGTCGGTCTTCCCGAGAGCGCGCAGCCGCGCTACGAGCACCTCCTGATCGACGCCCCACTTTTCGCCGAGGCCGGGGGTGTCGGCGACATTGGCCCACAGCATCGTGCCGTGCCACGGGTCTCCGGTCCATTCCTGCACGCCGTTGTTGGCATCCATGACCGCGCACCACTCGCCTCGGCTCAGGTCGAGGCGGGCGAGCGCGTCGGTCACCATGGCCATGTAGCGCTCGCAGACGGTATTGAGCCGGCCCGAGCGGTTGATGCCCTCCTGACCGAGGGCCGCCAGGGCCGCCACCATCGGCGTCCCGGCGTAGATCGAGAAGCGATTTTCCATGTCGTATCCTCATTGCGTCAGTCGCCGCCCCGGCGGCGGTTGCCGTCGATCTGCATCTGTCGGCAGGCGCGCCAGGTGTAGCGCCCGGAGAGGACGATGGGCCGGTGCTCGGGATGCACGATGGTCAGGCCGCCGTCGGTGCGCGGCCGCGCCTCGTGACGCGTGCCGGACAGGTCCTCGAGGTCGTGCCCGGAGAGGCTGCGTACCGGCCGGAAATAGATGTCGCCCTGGCGCTTGACCGGGAGGCGCGCCTGGAGGGCCTCCCGGATGGCGCGCGGCCGGAGCCACTCTGTGGCCTCGCCCACGGTGCGCACCGTCGAGGGCACGCGCACGGCCCAGATCTGGCCCTCGTCGCGTCCGATCAGGTAGGCGGCGGCTTGGTGCCGGCGGCCGTGACGGCGGCTGTACTCGTACCAGCCCTCGCCGTGGATCAGCCAAATGCGGGCGCTCGGCAGATAGCCGATTATGCGGCGCGGAAAATCATCCCACCCGGCGGGGATCGAGAGGCGTCGGCGGTCAATCTCGGCCAGCCCGAGCTGCAGGAGCCTGGCCGCGAGGCGCTGCCGAATTGGCACGGTAAGCTGGTCGCGGTCCGCCTGCCGCGCCCTGTGCACCAGCATGGCCGCGGCGACGATGCGGCCCTTGACCCCGTGCGGCGCCTCGACCATCCAGCGGGCAGCCGCCTCGGCACCCCCTCTCGTGTGGGGGCGGCGCGCCCGGCTGGCGGACAGCACGGCGGCGGCAAAATCGACGGTCTGTGTGCCGCGCCGGGTGGTGATGGTGATCTCTGTGGTGGTCATGGTCTCCTCCAGTGTTGGCCGCGCCTCGGGCCGGCCGTCTCCTCAGGTGTGATACTGGTATCATATAGGTGTTACCATCCGCATGTCAAGGGACGATCGTAGATGAGCCCGCCTGACGAAAAACCGCGCCAGATCAGGCGGCGCGCCACCGGCGGCGGCTGACAACGGCCGCCGGTGGAGCGGCGGGAACGCCCCGGGAACGGACTTTGCCGGAAACTTGCCGCCGGGGCTTGCGTGTTCCTGCTCGGTTCTGCGCGGGTCGCGATTTTCCGACGTGGCGGCGCGCGTGAAATTTTCCCTTGCGGCATAAGCCTATGCGCTGGTATCCCTCCGCTCGGAGAGGTGGCCGAGTGGTCGAAGGCGCTCCCCTGCTAAGGGAGGCTGAGCCCTTGATCGGATTGGGAAATTCCCGAACCTTGCCGCTGGTTTGACACCCAGGCTCAGCTTCCCGCCGACCTTCCCTTGCCCGGGGCGGGCGCGCCGAACACCTCGTCGACGACCCGGTCCAGGTTCTCCGCGTGGGCGTAGCGGTCGAGAAGCAGCCGCGGGTTTTTCCAGCCGCCGAGCTCGGCGGTGGTGCTCGGGTCGATCCGGTGGCGCACGATCATTTCGGTCGCGAAGCTGTGCCGGCCCGCCTGGTGCGGCGGCAGCCGCTCGATTCCCGCCGCATCGCAGATGCCATACCAGTGGTTGTAGATCGAGCTGCGCGCGCCGTAGCGAAACACCGTTCGGCTCCCGGCCGGCAGGGCCGCGAGCCGCAGCATTGTCTCGCGGCTGAGGATCGCGACCCGGGCGCCGGTCTTCGTCTGCAGCCGGCACTTGCGGCCTTCGATGTCGCCACGCCGGATGGCGAGCGCCTCCGAGATTCGCGCCCCGGTGGTGAACATGAAAAGCGCCAGCGCGGCGAGCTCGGCCGGCGCATGCGCCATGAACGCCTCGAGCCAGGCCCGGTCGGCGGCGCGCCGGGCGGGCCGGGTTTCGGGAAAGCGGCGCACGCGGAGCGGCGGGCACCAGCCGCGCTCGGCGGCATGGTTGATGACGGCCCGCGCCGGCGTGACCACCTGGCGGTTCCAGGTCGAGGGCATGGCGCCTGGATAGAGCGCGCGCGCCGCGTCCTCGATGTTGCCGGGCCGGATGTCGCGCACCGGCGCGCCGGCAAAATGCACGATCAGCGGTGCCAGGAACCGCGTTTCCCCGCCCGCCTGCATGTAGGAGAGGGCCGCGGCCTCGAAGGTCAGCGTCCCGGATCGGCCAGTGGCAAGACCTTCCCAGATTCGCCGCTCAATGGCTTGGGCTGCGAACTTCGCCGCCCGGAGGTCGCGAGTCTTAGCGCTCTTTCGAATGCGCCGTCCGGCGACGGTGCCTGTAATGCGCCAGATGCCGGCGTGTCCGGCGACGACTCTGAGGCCCATCCGACCCTCCGCAGTCTCTCGATGTGCTCAGGATAGAACACCTT